GTCAAACTCAATAAAGAAAACAACGATTCTGATTTTATCTGAGTTCCCAGAACCAGTTCCCCCGATCGCCGTCAGGACAATAGATTGCGGTGAAGAAACAACATATGGGGCGACAATCCCAATGTTGCTCGAACCAGTAGTGATCCCAATTCCCGTGCCGAATCTATCGGTGTCACCAGAGACCCCGACTTCGAATGATGTCAGCGATCCGGTAAGCCCGCTGATCACAAAAGCCGTAGCCCCGAGCAGCAGTGAATTCGCTGGGACCAGATCAGTCAGCGTCACAGATGCCCCGTCCAGGGTAGCCAGGATTTCAGCAGCGCGGGCGGTGATCTTACCGAATGGTCCAAGGTTGACCAGGACTCGCTCTTCTGCAAGCTGGGTCATGTCGACGATCATTTCACCCGTTGCCTTACGGCTGTTTCCACCTTGCGTTAATGCAAAGAGGTCTGCCAAGGCCAATGGGTCGGCCGTGGTCAGGAGTGATGTGGGTCTGTTAGCCATTATTCTATACCTCTTCGATTAGGAGAAAATCGGTGCCATCGCCGAGATCAAGGGTGTTGCCCGCCTCATCGCCTTCGAGCAGCAGAGCATCTTCGTTCAGGGTCACTGCAATCTCATGGCCTTGCAGCGAGATCAGATCATCGCGGACGGCCGTTACCTTGACGATCGTGTCAAGTTCACCGTCGAAGTCTGCCCGCGAGAGGGTGTGGCTGGTGCCGGTAAGGCCGGAAATCACGTTGATCAACGACCGGTCAGAGGCCCGCATGATCTCGATCGTTGTCGTCTGACCGGTCTCAGGCGCGGCTGTAGCATCGTCCCACAGAGGAGCCTGAGTAGCTTCCAGGAGTCGGTTGCTGTTTGCCCATTCTACCAATACACTGGTTGCGTTGTTCATTTCGAAAACGCCGAATGCTATGCCGCCAACAGTGACGTTCCTCGGGCGGTTCGGAAGGTGGGGTCGCTCGCTGAGGACCAAGGTTTCCTTCGGAGTATTCAGAAGCGGCAGCGTTCCGCTGGTCGTGATCGTCCTCAGATGATAGTCCACGGCTTCGAAGCTGGATCGCGGCGTGGTGTCGCCCGCCATCGCTGGTGAAATGACCATTATCCGAGTTCCAGTGGTCCACTGTTTAGGAGTGGTGTCGAGCATCCCTCTTTGAACGGTGAACTCTGGTCCGTTGATACCTGTGACGTTTGCGAGTTCCGTGTCTTCATCGGAGCCACTGCCGATCAATAGGAACTCGCCAAGTTGAGGGAAGCCGCCCAGGAAGCCCGTCGAGAAATCAAACACCGTGACGGGTTCGGCCGGAACGTCTTCTTGGGTGAAAAATACGCCTGAAAGCGGAAGTTCTCCAAGCGTCGTTGTAACCAGAACTCCGGTCGGCGTAGTTGTATATCCAACCACCTCGACACCGATATCATCGACGGTATCAGGGGAGACAGCAATCGCTGAGATTACCTCTGGATATTCAAGTTCGCTAATGTCGCTCAAGCCGAGCGCCGGAATCGTGAAGAAGGCAGGAGCCGTTCCAAGGTGGAAGTTGGAAAGGGGTTGTGGATCAGTCGATGGGCTGGTCCACTCGGTTTCCACCACTGCGTTGTACTTCGCCCTGGCGAGCGAAAATACATCCTCGATCAAGGACAACTTGATTGTTCGACTGCTAGAGCCGTTAGCGACCTTCGTAATGCGGAAGATAGCAGATTCGATTCCATGCCGAGGCCAAGTCAGGATCACGCACTTCTGGACAACCGTCTTCCAGAATTCTCGGGTGACCTCGGCCTCACATGAAGACAATGGGTAGGATATAGCTGCCAGGTCACGTTCCGCTACGTCGAAGGCGAGTTGTTGATCTGCGATCCCGTGATAGTTCCTGGAAGCCGGTGTCGTGCCACCGCCCTGTGCAGCCATCCCGGCTAGGTCTTGAACGGTGACAGTCTCTTCTTTTCCCGTCTCCGGGTTTGTCCATGTCACAGTGACTTCGTTCGAAATGTCGCCCCAAATCTTTGTCTTGAAGTTTGAAAGCTTCGCGTTCGACGGGGAGACTGTCGGCAGATCGCCAATCTCGTAATCCGCGCGAAGAAGGGTCATCGTATGCAGGCCGGTGGCCGGGTTCACGAAGACTGCACCCTGAATGTGATCCAGCGCGATCTTGATGAAGTCCTCGATCTTCGACTGTCTGGTCCAGAGAATGTTAATCCCGAAGTTCTCGTCGTAGAGAGTCTGGGCACACTGCTCGAAGGACGGCACGTCAAACATAGAATAAGGTTCACCCAAGCCGAAGTCCGTGTTGGTCATCGACTCGAAGATGATGTGCGCCGGGTTGGACGCATATTGCGCGACACCCTCGCTGCTGTCCTTCAACCTGATCATGGCGATACTGGGGTTCAAACCCTCAGAAGGGCGTCTCACCCGAGCCGAAATCGTTTTGAGGTAAGGGTTGTTGGCACACACGTAGAAGCCGCGCCCGGTGTCACGATCGAACCTGCCGAATATTTGCAGTATGAGGTCTGACAAAACCTCAAGGATTGGAACCGGGTTTCCATAGATGTCCACGATTGGTCTCCGAACAGGGATCGGAACCCCTGAAAGGAAGAAGCCCGCCACTCCTCGATAACCTGGCAACTCGGCAGGAGCCTTACCAAAGATCGCCGCGATCCGGCCGGTAAGAGTCTGGTTCGGGTTTCCGTTCAACCAGGTTGCAATCCCTCGAACACCACCCTCTTTCTTGTCTCCACCATAGAGATCGGGCTTGTCGATCGGAATTTCTGTAATTGCGGTCGCACTCCCGCGCCAAACGAGTTTGTCCCCGAACTTCAATTCCAGAAGTTCGATCTTCCGACCGGATGCGCAGATGCCCCAGAACATCGACAGGTAATACCTGGTGACTGGAAAACCACCCTTCTTTTTACCGCCGCTGCCCATCTTCGAACTCCTTCTTGGCAGAGATCACGCGATCAATGATTGCATCGTCACCGCGGCCAAGCAGTTGAGAAGCTGGTAATCCGTTTTTGATGAAATCTCGAAAGTCGATTCCTTGACTACGTGCCCATTTACGAGCGCCGTCCACGCACACGACACGCCGCACATCGGTTATGGTGATCAGATCATCCTCGGTCATAACCAATCCATCACTTAATATTGAATGTGTTGCGCGATTTCTCGCCAGCGTAGAGACAGTTCAAACCTTTGACTTCGAGTTCGCCGAATAGAACCGGGATCGGACGACCGGCTTCTGCTGTCGGACTCTCAAGGTCTTTTACATCCTCGGTCTTCTCTTGCTTCGGCTTCCCCATGAGAAGGTATCCGACAACCTGGATCAGGAAGCCGAGCGCCAGTTGAAGCAGCAGTGGTCCTAGAAAGAAAGGCAATGATTGCTCTCAGTTCGTGAGAATCACGTCAGATGTGATTCTAGTAGAAGATGTTCTTTTGTGAAAGCGGATTCTCAAGTGGAATTTGAGGTTGACCGCCGAAGTTCAGGATATTGTTGTGCAATTCAGTGCAGTCGCTTTGAAGGCGATTGCAGCCGAGGGTGACCTTTATCGTGTCACCGACAACGAGTCCCCGCAGGTTCCCGCGAATGGTAATGACTTTCTCTGTCTCATTTACGTCGATGATCGTGCGGATCGCAGACCGACCAGAGAAGGACCACTCCATAAGTCCACCTCGGTATTTCAATCCCGGCAACGGAAGAGCATCATCAAACGTCACTGTGTTTCCGAGGATCGCGGTGACAACCCGCCCGGCAGTCGCAGCAACCTTGTTCGCGCGGCACTGCGACATATAGAGCGCATGAGGGCAGGAGAGTTGATAGTTCCTGCGAAGGCCCGGCCGTTGGATCGACGTTGAGACGGGGACACAGTTGAATGAAATTTCATCTTCATCAAAGACAGGCGCACCAACTCGGCCGACCCAGATCGCGGGATAGTTGGCGAGAGTCACTGGGTCGTTTGTGTGTCCGTGGAAGACGAGCAGGTTGATTACCTGCGAGACCGGAAAGCCGATGAACTCGCTTTCAAAAGCCTCGGACCCCCGAGCCAGGCTGACGGTGATATCGGACTTGTCCAGATCGCCGCTAGAGGTGATGTCTGACATCGAGATCGGGAACGGTTGATAAGTGATCCCATCCCGCGTGACCGGTTCCTCACCATCGTTGAAGGCATATGGACCGAACTCACCGGCCTCGAACCCGAACCCTGGGCGTAAGCGACCGGTCAACCAGTACCCCTTCAACCAGTTTGATGCATCAGGGAAAAACTCGCTGCGATCGGGGAACGTGGGAAACGGACGTGCGTCCCAAGTGTGCAGTGACACCCGATCGAGATCGAGCATATCCCCGGCGTTTGATCTCCAATGGAACAGGTGGGCTTCGAGCGCTGCTCGCTGAATGGCAGCGTCAGGTCTCTGGTTTGAGAAATACGGTGTGGCAGTCTCAGACGAGTAGAGGATCGTCACCGCGTCAGGGTCATTGGTCCCCCGGTGGATCGCTGGAATGCCCAACTCCGTAAATGCGATCTTCTTGCTCTCTGGCACCCACGCCGTCGAGTCTACCGCCTGGACACCATCAACCCGTGGATAATGAGCGTTCGACCACCAACCACGGAAGTCCTTGAGCCTGAGAATCCAATTCTCACCGTAGGCCGTATCCTCGATCGGTGTGCGGAACTGCTCTTCACGATCTTCCGGCGTCTGATACATCCAATCGAAGTATTCACCACCTTCGATGTTCTCTTGGATATAGCTTTTCTGATATTCAGATAGGTGACCGGCTTCCCAATCGAGGTGCGTTCCGCTTCTCCAATCGGTGATCGGCAGATAGTTGTTGACGCCAACGTAGTCGATGTCGGCGCTTGCCCAGAGATCATCCAGCGGGAAAAGGATATTGCCAGTCGAAGGCTGATAGCTGTGAAATTCAGTATGGTGAGCGGCGTAACTGATCTTCACGCCAGAGCCGACTTTCGCCCGCACTTCGCTCAACATGGCGAGCATCTGGTCGACGGCAGGGAAGGACTCGTCATCAGCTTGAACCCGCGTCAACCCAACCAGTTCTGATCCGAGTAGGAAGTCGTCCGCACCGGCAGCATCGGCAATCGTCGCCATGTGCAGAATGAAGCGGCGCATCGACCACTCGTCGGCATCGCCCGTATAGTTGATCCGCTTCTCGACAGTGTTCCAGGAGAAGTTTGATGCTTCGACAGTGCCGAAGAAGGCTTCAATCTGGGTCGCCGCCTCAGATGTCAGGTTCGCAGTATCGACTTCACCGGGCGCTGGGTGACAGGTGATCCTGCCGCGCCATGGGAACATGGGCTGGTTGGCACCGCCATACGGGTTTTCCAACCCGTTCACCGATGGAATGTCCATCAAGATCAGCGGGCAGAGCGTGACTTCGAGACCCTTCGACTTGAGGTAGGTGATGGCTTCGAAGATCGTTCTGTCAGACGGCGCTCCCCCGAGAACCGGATTATTGTCGATGTGGGAAACGAGTTGTGCAGTTGCACGGACAACGGGACCGACTTGCCACGAGTAAGGCTGAGTTATCAAGGATCGGCGATCGACCTTTGGAACGATCTGGCACTCGCCAGCGCGAAGGTCTGTTCCATGCCAGGCAACGATCAGGCTGACGTGAGCAAGGTTCGGAGTGCAGACCAGAAGATCGTCCACGGCGTGGACGAAGTCCGTCAGCGGTTGGCCGGATAGCCGGTTGGTGTCGCGGTTCTGATCTGCCAGATTGTAGATGCGGAAAACAACATATGGGCCACTGAAAAAAAGTGAACCATTGATGATGACACTTCGCGTTCCAGAAGGAACGGAGAAGAGTTTTTTGAAAGTCCTATTTCCAACCTCGTTCAAGGGGGCGTCTGTAATAAGGACAGGCTTTGTGACAGAAGCGATCAGGTCACCAGGTGCGCCACCCGGCCCATAAAAATCGACCGTAAGAAATCCATCCTCTTCATCGGCATCTGGATCGGCGTAATCCGTGGTTACGTCGAGATCAACTTGACCATCGTCGATGAATTCAACCACGTCTTCAAGTATCAGTTCGTAGCCATAGCTGACGCCGCCCCACACTTCCTGTGTGAACTGACTCGTCCGACCGTTGAAGTCTCCATTAACGACCGTGGTTCCAAGGCCGAACTCGGTTGCGCCGGGTGAAATCGTCACCGACCGAGTCAGGTTCTCAAGAGACGGTTCGATGCCGCGAAACAGGTAGAGGTTTATCGGCCGACCCTTGTGCCGGGATATTTCACGATCGTTGATCATTCATCAGACCTCAGCGGGAAGCGCTTCCAGAGTTTTGATTTGCAGGACCGTTTGAGCCACTTCGTTGGTTATCCATTGAACGGTCATCGCATCGGTCGCGAACCTGCAAACGTTCAGCCAGTATAGACCAACTACATCACCTAGCGCCACATCTAAAGTGAAAGCATCGTCAAAAGTGATTATGGTGGTTTGGTCGTCTGGTTCGAGATCAGTTACTTCTTTATAGAGCCAGCTTCCATCGAACAGCTTTATGGCGACAGCCTTCTCGACTGTCGATTGAAGATAGCTATTCCCGACTCCGGAACCTCGAACAACCATAGTCGACGATCCCGAAGTTATCGGAGCGACGAGTTCAAGATCGCTAGTCCAGGATGGGCACCAGAATTCCTCACACCGACCGAGGTGCCGGTTGAAGAAGTCGATGAGCCGATTCATCTTCACGGTATCGCGGCCGAGGAAGGTGAACTGCGTGATCTTGGAGAGGAAGCTTATAGGAGAGAATGTCTTGATCACCCCGCGGCGATAGTCGCTCGTCTCGTAGTCAGAAATGATCTCGACGTTGGGGGCCGCTGCCCAGTTAGGTTGTTCATTGAAGACTTCACGACCAAGGAATGTCTCGAAGATATCGGTGGCATAATTATGGTTCGCTTCCCCCGGCTCCTGGTTAAAGGTGATCTGACACACGGCGATTGTGTCGGTCTCGTAATTCAGATTCATGTTGCTCGGCAACCGCCCCGGAATGCACAGTCTAACTTCATCGCCGGGCTGCACAGCGGCTTCCAGCGGCTCGGTCAGGGTCAGCACCCCAGAAGCATGAGAGGTCACTGTAGCGAACGTCCTGCGGCCGAAGCCAGTGATCACGATCCTCTTCGTGTCAGGATCAGCAGAAGGAGTCCCGGTAAGGATCAGCGAGGTCGCGCCCATAGGGGCAAGGGTGTTGACGAGGCCAAGGACTTGCACAGGCTCAGGCATGTATCCAAGATAATGCCGCCGCTGGTGCAGGTAGGCCCGGAAGTCCGCGAGATCATCACCATGAAGCATCGACTGGAAAGTCAACGAGCGGCGCGCGTGACGGCGCTCTGCTGACCTTTGCTCATTTCCGTTCTGCGTCGTGAACACCGTGGTAAGAAATTCAAAGGTCTCACGGACTCCAGACGCCCAGTTTGGCTTTACAAAGAAGTCCATCAGCCGAGAACCCCGCCGATCTGACGCGACCGGCGCGACATGAAGTTCACAAGCACCCGCTCACCGACTTCGGAAGCGAGGGCTTTCTCAAGCAACTCAGTCGGATCAATGACGTTGACGATCTTCACAGATTGGTCCTTCATATTGTTGCGGTGACGCGGGTCGCTCTCGGTTAGAACCTCTTCACCCTTCTCTGCGATAATCGGAACCTCGTTGGGTTTCATCCCGGCAATCCCGCCGCTGTGATAGCGCATCGCACCAGCGAACCACATCGGGTTCACCATGCGAGTCGGCGCGGCTCCACCGACTTCACCGCCTTCATGGAACACTTTCCCTAGAAGCCCGGCCAGCCAGCCGCCAGCGCCACCACCCTTGGTTCCACCAGAGATCGCGTTGAAGAGGGCCTGTTTGATGATTGCCCGACCGATGTCGATGAGGAACTGTGCGATACCTTCACGAAGCGCCTGGAAGAAGTCTTTGAATGACAGCTTGCCCTCAGCAGCCTTCTGCGCAAGTTTGTCGAACGCATTTGCGCCGATCTCAGCCAGGCGGTCATTCATTTCCTCAGCGGTCGGAAGGTACTTCGTCCTGAGTTCGTCAGAGGTCTCCTGCAATTTGGTCTTGACGAGACCAAGCTTCTCGATCGCCAGTTCAGCACCGGAACCGCCCATGGCTTCCCAGAAGGCAATCGCTTTGTCGATCGCAATATCCAGTTCAGCGTCGATCGCGGTCAGTTCATTCTTCGCAGTGGCGACACCGGCTGCGTCACCGTTATTTTGGGCGATCTCAAGCTTCTCCTGGATGATCGCACGTTGCTCCATGAGGCGGTTAACCTCAGCTTCAACGTTCTGCTGATCAAACAGGGCACCAGTGGTCCGCGCGATCTCGTCACGCCGTTCCTTGGTCAGCTTTACCCCGGCCTTCTGAGCCTCAAGTTCTTCGTCTCGGATCGCCTTAGCAATGGCTGCTTCGCGGGCTTCCTGACCAGCGAGTTCTAGTTCGAACTGTTTATCAGCGAGGCGCTTGTCAGCATTCTCGTTGTATTCCTTAGCGGTCTCGACGCGCTCCTTTTCGATTTCAAGAAGGCGTTCGTTGTTCTCGACGCCGACTTCATCGGTAAAAGCGCTAGCTTCCTTGGCCCGGCGACCGTTGTTGATGCCGCCGTTATCACCGCCAAGCCCTTGGATCGCAGACGCGATCTCCTGGTTCGTACCATTCCGAACCGCATCAACAATTCTACCTGGCAGTTCGCCATAGTTGTAGGCGATCGACACCAGCGCAGCCTGTTGAAGCGGCGCGAACTGATCGAATCGTTCCTTGCCGATTGCTTGAACGACGATAGGTGCGAATTCTGAACCGATCCGACGAGCGAGGTCGCGGTTAGCATCCTCTACGGATACCGTCATACCTTCGGTTATCTTTTTGATAGTGCCATCGGAAAGCGTGATCGTATCGGAACCATAGCCCGCGCGATAAATGTTTGGTCCAACCTGATTGCCGTTTGCATCAGTCTGGGGATCATTATAAGCGTTGGCTCGGAACCCTTCGAACTGACGAAGCATCGCAGCCGCAGCTTCAATCCCATCGGAGAACTCACCGAGGCCAGCGGCAAAGCCCTCTCCCTGTTGCGCGTCGAACAGCAATCCCGCTTGTTCGCGGATCGCATCGGTCTGCTCCTTGGTCAACCCGAGGAAGTCTAGACCGAGTTCTTTAGCCTTCTCCAACGCTGCATTGCGCGCGTCCAGAAGGGCGTTCTGGATGAACTGTTCCTTCGAGGTTTGCAGGGTCAGATCAAGCTGCTCCTGCATAGACTTCACCTGACCTTGGATGACGGCATCCACGTCAGCAGCAGCTTTCGCTTGTTCCTCGGTAGCCTCGGTCGCTTCCTTCGCGGCTTCGGTGGCCTTCTCTTGCTCACCAGCGCCGTTCTTAATCGACTCGGTGATCTCGTCGTATTCGTCGTTGGTCTTCGCAAGTTCGTCGTTGAGGAACTTGATCCGTTCTTTGAGGTCGATGATGTCAGCGTTGTCAGCGGCACCTTCGCCGAACATGGACTTGTTGATGTTTTGCTCTTGAACAAGCCGATCGTTCAACTCTTTCAGGCGTTTGGTGAGATCGTTCCGTTTGTTAATCGCAGCCGCAAGTTTGCGGTTCTGCTCGTCGATCGCGACTCCAAACTGATCCGAAGCCGCTTGCAATGCAGCCTCTTCAAT